CTGAGTATCTACCCAATCATGGAATGCGTCTTCCTCAGCCTAAGTGGATTCAAGATTCTTTGTACCACAATGAGGCAGACGCTACTAGTGCCTCCAGAGCAATTGACTTGTACAAGCTAGATGCTGGCATTACCAAGAAGTCTAAAGCAAAGAAAGGTGATACCCGTAATGCTGCACAGGAAGTAAGTTCCCGTGGTGGTTCTTCTCCTACAGAAGGTTCAGGAGAGCAGCAATTCCTTGAGTCTGACGTAGCTGCCATGACTATAAACACGTATGAAGAGAATCAAGATGCTATTGCTAAGGCAATGCGTAGTGGTAACTTTGTTTATGATGTATCTGGTAAAGCACGTTAAATATTAATTAAGTACAAATAAAGCTTGACATTTAACTAAAAATCAGTATAACTGTATTTTAACTAGCTAATGTAAGTGGATTGATCATCTGCTTATGTTGGCACGTTACAGAAGAGTAGGCTCCATCCGGCTACCCTACACCGAGTAACACATATGTTCTACAAATTCGTGTATAACATATAGGCAATCACAATAATAAATAGAATCACCTGTACAGATAAGGCCCAGTTGTATGATAGGCGATCACCTAGAATGCACTGCACCCTTTAACGACAGCCTCTATGATATTGTAATAGCTCCATACTAATTTATATAGGAGTATATATCATGGCTTTTGCAAAAGCGAGTGGTTATACCAACTTAAACTCAGGTAATTTCTCACCTGTAATTTATAGCAAACAAGTACAGATGGAATTTCGTAAGTCAGCAGTCTGCGAAGCGATCACTAACAGTGATTACTTCGGTGAGATTGCTAATGCAGGTGATTCTGTTCGTATCATTAAAGAGCCAGAGATTAGTGTTAGCGCATATACGCGTGGTACTGCAATCTCTACTCAAGATTTAACTGACGTTGATTTTACTTTAACTGTAGACAAGTCTAACTACTTTGCATTTAAACTAGATGACATTGAAGAGCAACAGACCCACATCAACTGGCTAAGTATGGCTAGTAATCGTGCGGCCTATCGTTTGGCTGACCAGTATGACCAAGAAATCTTGGGTTACTTGTCTGGTTACAAGCAATCTGCTCTACATGCTAACGCTGCTGCAGTTAACAACGTAGTGTCTGGTACTATTGCCGATTCTACTGCTGGAACTGATGAACTACTTGCAGCTAACAAGCTCAAGAAAGTTTCGTTTGGTAACATCACTACTAGTTCTGCTGCCGATCACTCTATCCCTCTAGCTGCTCGTATGGCTGGCGCAACTTCTGTTGCTACTGCTACTGCAACTCCGTTGCAAATGGTAGCTCGTATGGCTCGTTTGATGGATCAGAACAATGTTGATAAGCAAGGTCGTTGGTTGGTTGTGGATTCTGTATTCCAAGAAATCCTAGCTGACGAAGATTCTCGTCTATTGAATATGGACTGGGGACAGTCTGGTGGTCTACGTAATGGTTTGATGTTGGACAACTTGCATGGTTTCCGTGTATATGTTTCTAACAACTTACCTTCTGTAGGTACTGGTTCAGCTACTGCTGGCACTGCTAACCAAAACACTAACTATGGTGTTATTGTTGCAGGTCATGACTCTAGTGTTGCTACTGCTCAGCAGATCAACAAGACTGAGACTTACCGTGATCCAGATAGCTTTGCTGATATTGTACGTGGTATGCACCTTTATGGTCGCAAGATCCTACGTCCTGAAGCAATAGTTACTGCTAAATACAACGTAGCCTAAGCGTTGTCACTGAGGGGGTGGGCAATCTGCCCCCTTTCTTTTATTATGTAAAGAGTAATTATCATGGCAACATATGTCTCACTTGTAAATGAAGTTCTTCGGAGGCTCAATGAAGTACAGGTTGATTCTGCTGGTGACGGTTTTGATACTCTTAGAAATGTCCAAGCTCTAGCTAAGGACGCTATCAACAGTAGTATCAGACGCATACTACAAGATGGTCAAGAGTGGCCTTTCATTAAAACAACGACTACCCAAACGCTTACAGTAGGCGTAACCGCATATTCTTTCCCCTCAGACTATTCAAGCTCTGACTGGGATACCTATTACATTAAACAACTTAGTTCTGAAGGTAATACACCATCAGTGCTAAAGCCAATGTCTCATGAAGCATATACTCAGACGTACAGATCCACAGATGATCTTGCACCAGCCACGGGGCTAGGTGTTCCTACTCAAGTATTTCAGACATATGGTTCTACCTTCGGTGTAACACCAGTTCCTAATGCAGCATATGAAGTAGAGTACACCTATTGGTCTGTACCTGCTGCACTTAACCTATATACAGACGTAAGTATCATACCTGATAGATTTAGCCATGTAGTTATTGATGGTGCTATGATGTATATGATGCAGTTCCGCTCCAATGCACAGAGTGCTCAGATGCATCAAACTTCCTTTGAGGATGGTATCAAGGCTATGCGTAATGTCCTAATGGATGATACGTTCCAAATGAGATCAACTTACATTGTTAGGACTCGTCAGCTTACTTCTGCAGGGATAGCATAGTCACATGGCAGATCAACTATCAGTAAACAAAGTATTCTGCAGGGGTGGCTTAGATACAAGTCGTGATGTTCTTGCACAGGGTGAACAAGCTCCGGGTAGTGCTATTCTACTAGTTAACTATGAGCCAGCTATTACGGGTGGTTATAGACGTATTAATGGCTTTGCAAATTCATATGGTACAGTCGCAGGTACTGGATCTACGCTAGGTGTTAATGTAGTCAATGGTATTAACAATGGCATCCTAGCCTGTAGAAAACCTTCTTCTGGATATAACTATCTTCACTATTGGAATACGGCAACCTCTGCATGGGTAGCGGCTACTACTGCTGGTTCACCTACAATGGTAGGGGTGGGCAAGGTACGCTTCAGTAACTTTAACTATGCTACACCAAAGACTATACTTACAGATGGTATTAATCCTGCAGCTACTTATGATGGTACTACATATACTCAGATCACTCATGCTAATGCTCCAACGGATCCGAAGTATGCTGTGGATTATGCTAATCATATGTTTCTTGCAGGTGATCCTGCACATCCTACAAAACTATTCTTCAGTGCTCCCTTAGCGGAGACTGACTTTGCTACGGGCAATGGCGCTGGTGTAATCAACGTAGGCTTTCCTATTGTAGCTATTAAGCCCTTCCGTGATGTGTTATACATATTCGGAACTAACAATATTAAGTCTTTGAAGGGAACTGCCACAGCTAACTTTGCACTAACAGGTGTTACACATGATCTAGGCTGTCTTGCTTCTGACAGTATCATTGAGATTGGTGGGGACTTAATGTTCCTCAGTCAAGATGGTATTCGTCCTATCTCTGGTACAAGTCGTATTGGTGATGTGGAATTAGAAACTATATCTAAAGATGTTCAATCTCTATTCAGTGACATTTCAATGAACATAGATTTAGATGGCCTATCTTCAGTAGTTATTCGTCAGAAGTCACAGTTCCGTATCTTCTTTGCTGCCTCAGAAGCACAGGGTATTATCGGAGGTATCCGAAAGCAACAAGAAGGGTTCTCCTTTGAGTTTGGACAACTATTAGGACTAGAGGCTACATGTGCTGCTAGTGGCTATCTAGGTCAGTATGAGTATGTAATACATGGTACCTCCGATGGTAAAGTACATAGACAGGAGATTGGTAACTCCTTTAATGGGCTAGACATCTTCAGTGTATATCAAACTCCTTACCTATATATGGAAAATCCTGAACTACGTAAGATCTTTTATAAAGTTAGTACCTATCTACGGTCTGAAGGGGAAAACGAAATTATATTATCTGTAGTATATGATTATGAAGATACTACTATAATGAACCCAACTAACTATACAATGAATACCGTAGGTGCAGCCGCATACTTTAATGAAGCTACCTACGATAGTACTGCCATCTACAGTGGTAACCCCTCACCGGTACGGACAACTAACATAGCAGGTTCTGGTAAGTCCATATCCTTTAAATACGTAACTAATAGCACTGATGCTAGTCACAGCATACAGGGCATAGTGTTAACTTATGGCACTGGAGATCTAAGATAAAATGGCTGGCTATAATAGACAATCCGTTGCAGACATAACTGCAAACGCAGTAATCAAAGCGGCACCCGTTAACGCAGAGTACAATGCCTTACGTGATGCTTTCGCATTCGCAACTGGACACAAGCATGATGGATCCTCAACGGAAGGTGCTTACGTACCTCTCATTGCAGATGTTGATGCATTAAACAAAGTAGTTATTGACACTACTAATAACCGTATCAGCTTCTATGCACAAGTAGGTGCTGGCACAGTAGAACAACTACGCATTCAAGATGGGGCAATTGTTCCTGTCACGAATAGTGATGTGGATCTTGGTTCCTCTAGTGCTGAGTTCAAAGACTTATACATAGATGGTATTGGCTACATTGATACTATTGCGGTACATGAGAATGCAACCATTGCAGGCACCTTAGGTGTCACAGGCTTATCCACTCTTGCTACTGTTGATATTAATGGTGGTAACATTGATGGTGTTGCATTTGCTGGTGGTACGGTAAACAGTTCTCAGATTGGTAATGCTTCAGCTAGTACCATCACAGGTACAACAGTAAATGCTACAAACTTTGTAGGCCCACTAGCAGGTAATGTAACGGGTAATGTAACAGGTAATACAGCAGGTGTTCACACAGGTGCTGTTACAGGTAATGTAACGGGTAATATTACTGCAGGTTCAGGTACAAGCTCATTTACTAATGTGACCATTAACGGTTCACTTGATATGAACGCTGGTACAGCCTCTACTATAACAGGTCTATCCAATCCAGTACAAGGCTCTGATGCTGCTACCAAGACATATGTAGATCAGGAAGTGACTGCTGTAATTGCTTCTGCTCCGGGTGCTTTAGATACTCTTAATGAGTTAGCTGCTGCCCTAGGTGATGACGCTAACTATGCTTCTACTACCACTGCTGCAATAGCCACAAAGCTCCCTAAGGCGGGTGGAACCATGACTGGTGCCATTGCTATGGGTACTAGCAAGATCACTGGCCTAGGTACTCCTACGGCAGGCACAGACGCTACTACGAAGACTTATGTAGATGCAGGTGATGCACTACAGGTAACCAAAGCAGGTGACACCATGAGTGGTGTTCTGGCAATGGGTGCTAACAAGATTACAGGTGTAGCTAATCCTACTCAAGCGCAAGATGCCGCAACTAAAACGTATATAGATACTACATTTGGGTCTACTACTGCTGCGGCAACAAGTGCAGGTAATGCTGCAACTAGTGAGACAAATGCTGCTAACTCCGCTACGGCTGCTGCAACAAGCTATGATAATTTTGATGATCGTATGCTCGGTGCAAAAAGTTCAGATCCTACAGTAGATAATGATGGTGGTAGTTTACTAACAGGTGCTATGTACTTCAACACCTCTACTAATTCCATGAAGGCTTACAACGGATCTGCTTGGGCAGTGATGGCTCCATCTGCGTCTGATCAAACTAACATTGATATTGTTGCAGGTAATGTCGTTTACTCTGAAGATTTAGGTTCTATAACCGCAGCAGTGACTACAGCCTCTGGTAACTCAATTTCCATAGTCGGTGCAGCAATCGCCAATGTAAATACTGTCGCTGGCGCAGTGGCAAACGTAAATACAGTAGGCGCAGCAATAGCAAATGTTAATGCTGTCGGCTCTAGTATAGCCAACGTCAACACTGTTGCTGGCTCAATTGCAGACGTTAACCGCTATGCAAACGAATATAAAATATCGTCCTCTGCTCCTGCTGGCCCTAGTACGGGTGATCTTTGGTATGACTCAACCTCGAATGTTTTAAAGTATTACGCAGGCAGTGCTTGGGCTGCTATTAGTGCAGGAATTAATTCAGTAGCTGACGATACAACCCCGCAGTTAGGTGGTGCGTTAGACGGACAGAATAATAATATGACAAATATTGGTACTGTATCAGGTACTAACTTACAGATGGACTTTGGAGGTCTATAACAATGAGTAAATTACTACAATTACGTGGTGGCACGACTTCCGAGCATTCATCCTTTACAGGTGCATTACGCGAGGTTACTGTTGACACGACCAAAGACACTCTGGTAGTCCATGATGGTTCTACTGCTGGTGGTTTTGCTATTCCTAGAACAGGTGCAGAGATAGTAGCCTTAGTTGAAGGTACTAGTGGTTCAAATACATTTACCGATGCAGATCATACAAAGCTAAATGCTGTTGAAGCTTCTGCTACTGCAGATCAGTCTGATGCAGAGATTCGTGCTGCCGTTGAAGCGGCAACCGATTCTAATGTATTTACAGATGCAGACCACACTAAGCTAAATGCTATTGAAGCTTCTGCTACTGCGGATCAATCAAACGCTGAGATTAAAACTGCTGTTGAAGCGGCTACAAGTATTGCTCTTGGTGGTAGTCCAACTACTACTACTCAATCAGCTTCAGACAACTCAACTAAAGTAGCAACAACAGCCTATGCAGACGCAGCGATTGCAGCCTTAGTGGATTCTTCACCTGCCGCATTGAACACACTG